TCCGCCGCACCGACCCGGATGCCGCCGCCTTCTGCGCCCGCAGCGGCGCCAGCGACCGCGCCGCCGTGTCCGCCTTCGTGCGCGGCGTGAAGGATCTCGGATTGTGGGAAAGCATGGTCTGCTGGCCCCTTCGCTCGGAGCAAAACGCAGGCACCGGCACCACGGCGTATTCGCTGGGTGGGCTTGGGACGTTTGATGGGACGCTGACCAATGGACCGACTTGGGGTGTGGATGGGGTGACGTTTGACGACGATACGGTAGAACGTATTGAAACAACGCTCCAACAGACCTCTACCGAAAGTTTTACCTGCGCGGCGGTTATCTCATGCAACGCAGAAGGAAGCTCACCAAATGTAATGGCGGCGACGAGAAACACCGCAACTGGACGCACTGGTTTCACCATGCCGCAGTCATGGTTTGGGCAAGGCGCTGGCGGCATCATTTGGAACACATCAAGCCCTACGGATTCAGTGGCGCTTGAGGCGGCGATCACAAACGGAAGTTTTCAAACCTATTTTATAGGCGGCAATTTTGTCGATTCTTTGGCCGCATCCTATGTAGCTCGCAATGGCGCAGCCAAAACTTTGGGACCAGCCAGAGCGCTTGATCGCGGAGGCACTCCAAACATTTTAGTGATAGGAAATCAAGGCGTTATAGGCACAGCGTCACTTGGAGGAAACATGGCTTTTTTTGCCTATTTTCGGAACGGATACGACTTGCTTACAGCACCCTTCTACAACCTCTACCGCGCCACCCTCGGCACCGGCCTCGGACTTCCATGACGACGAACTTCGAGCAAACCGAAAGAATCATCGCCGTCCCCGCCCAAGCGGTAAGCACGATGTTCCCAACGCTCCTCGCGCAATACGGCCAAGAACTGCCCGACGCCGGACGCAGCATCCTCACGATCGGCGGACACTGGGACGACGCCCAGAAGACCCGCATCCGCGCCGCCAGCCTCACGGACGGCACGATCACCGGCCAGCCGCTCACCGACGGACGCCTCGCCTTCCGGTGCTTGTGGCAAGCCGACCTCGCCGCCGCCTTTGACGCGGGCGAGATCGAGGGTGTCGAACAACTGACGGAAGAACAACTCTCAGCCCTCATCCCACAACCCTCAACTGCCCCATGACGTATTGGCACACACATTTTTCAACAACCGAGAAGGGCGTGATCGGCACGGTCACATCCCTCGGCTCCTCTGCGTTTTCTATGCTGCCCCATTTAGAGACGACTCTCAGGGTCGCCGGTCTATGTGTCGGCCTCGCCGTCGGCGTAGTCACCCTAATTTCGGTCCTTCACGACCTCCGCAAAAAACAGAAAGCAAACAAATGAGAAACTGGAAAACATCGCTCCTCGGAGCACTCACTATCATCGCCTCACTCAGCACCGCCGGACGCGAGTTCCTCGCCAACGGCAGCATCCCCGACCTCGGCCTCGTTGCCGCAAGTCTACTCGCGGGCTGGGGACTAATTGTAGCGAAGGATTCGACCGCCCGCCTCTAAGACGAAGGATGAAACCTGAAGCACGAAACCTGAGTAACAAGGTAGGGCGGGGCCTCCGGACCCGCCGCTGCCCTTCACTCAAGTCTCTAACTCAAGTCTCAGCCCTCTGCGTTGTCGCTCTGGCGACAACGAGCTGCGTCACCGTCGGCTATGACTTCTTGAAGCAACAAGCCACCGTCACCTTCGACGCGAAGACCGTCAAAGAGCCAAGCAAGTGATCCCTAAAAGCCGACCACAACAAAAGCGCGACGAGACGCTGAAGCAGCTCAAGGCTGCCAACGTCAGCGATCCGGTGTGCTTGGTCGGCATCCGTGGCTACTACCGCGACAGCATGGGCGCCAAGGGCAAGCAGGATCGCGGAATCTATGACGATGCCATTATCCTTGTCTCGCCCAACGCACACGTTGCCTTCAACGCCAACGTCGATCCGGCCCGCTACGGAATTAACCCCAAGATCGGCAAGGGCTATGCATCCCTCAAGTCAGGAGTCTACCGCTACAAACTGGGCAAGCACGGCATTCGGAGCGGCAACCCTTACAAAGCTCTGGTCCAAGGCGATGCAGTCACCATCCAGCGCGACGGCGGCAAGGAAGAGACCGGCTACTTCGGCATTAACATCCATCGCGGCGGAATCACCCGCACCAACAGCGAAGGCTGCCAGACCCTGCCGCCCGCCCAGTGGCCCGCCTTCATCTCCCTCGTTGAATCCGAGATGAAACGCAACAACGCGAAGACTGTCAGCTATGTCCTGACCCATCCGCGCAAGGATCTGGTCTGACCCTCAACTCTAAACCCTCAACTCTCAACTAATCATGGCCAAAACAATCGGACAACTAACCCAAGCAACCACACTCGCATCCGGCGACGAGTTCGTCATCGAGCAAAGCGGACTGACCAAGCGCATCGCCGCCTCCGTTGTGCGCGGCGGGCTGGTCAATGCGGACATCGATGCGGCGGCGGCGATTGCCTTCAGCAAGCTCGCGTCCTTGGACAGCGCCAACATCCTTGTCGGCAACGGCAGCAACGTGGCGACCAAGGTGGCGGTGACTGGTGACGTGACGATCAGCAATGCTGGCGTGACCGCGATTGGGAGCAGCAAGGTTGTCACGGCGATGGTCAATAATGGCGCAATCACTGCCGCCAAACTGGACGGGGCACAAACAGGATCAGCGCCGATTTATGGATGCCGTGCTTGGGTTAACTTTAACGGCACACGCAACGCGGCCGACACCGGCGCCTCAACCAACGGAGCTAACGTATTGATTCGCGCCAGCGGGAATGTGTCCAGCGTGCTAAAAAATGGCACCGGTGATTACACCATTACGTTCACGACCGCGCTGCCTGACGCAAACTATTGTTTTACGTTTGGCGCCGGAGCCGACAGCGCGATTGGGGTTCCTTCATTATCGGCAAAACAGTCTGTCGCGCCAACGACAACGGCGCTTCGTGTCGTAACAGACAATGGCGCCAACCAAGCGATGACCAACGACATCGCAAGCTGCTGCGTTTCCATCTTTCGCTAAATGCCCCTCGAAAGCCCCATCCTACGCGACGGTGACGCCGGATTCGCAGGCTATGCCTCGCGCATCAATCCGGTGGCATTGCCCGCTGGCATGCTCCAGCTATCGGAGAACATGCGGCTGGATCGCGGGGTTGCGGTGACGCGCAAGGGTGCCAAGCGCATGGCGGACGCCATCAGCGTGGCCAGCTCGCCGCTCACGGTGCCCTTTGTGCTGAACCCTGCGCCCAACGCGCCGGTGGTGCAGAGCGTCTATTCTGGCGGCATCTTTGCGGCATCTGTCTACCGCTCGCCGGATCAAGTGCAGAGCGCCGAGATCGTTGTGCTGGCGGGCGGCGACCGCGCTTACACCATCCTCCTTGACGACAACCAATCCTTCGCCGGTGTCTGGGCGGGCGGCTTTCTGGTCACTGACACCGGAGAGGAGATCGTGGACGAGAACGGCGACACCATCGTCATCAGCGTGCTCCCGCAGGAGCTTGCCTACCCGACCTCACCGGACGAGGTCATCGAGCCGACTGACACTGTCAGCATGGTGCAGGCCAACGACCGCCTTTACTTGTTCCGCGAAGCCGATGCCTCGCGTCCGGGCTGGGTCATCAAGAACGTGACGACCGGCGGCATCACGGTGGCGTCCACTACGGCGACCGTCAACCTGACCGGCCACGGATTCCCCGCCGGTGCCCGCGTGCGCATCGAGGGGAGCAATGTCGCGGCCTTTGACGGCGTGGAATACGACATCGCCACGTCCTCAACGAACTCTTTCACGATCACTGTGCCGAGCGGCACCGCGACCGACGCCACGACCAGCGGCCGCACCATCCGCCGCGTCAAATGCCCTCTCTACTGGGATGGTATCGCAACGTCCTTTGTCCGCAGTCCCGCAGGCGTGCCCACCGGAATGTCGGCGACCTACAAGACCATGCGCAGCACACCTTGGGGCACCTACGTCAACAACCGCCTCGTCCTGCCAGACGGCAAAAACAACGTGCTCATCAGCGATATTTTGGACGCCAACACCTACGATCCGTATTGGCAGTCCTTCCGCGCCGGTGCAGGCAGCAATGACTTCGTCGTCGCGGTGCATCCGTGGGTGGAGAACAGCTTCCTCGTCTTTTGTAGAAAGTCCATCTGGCTCGCGGAGGTCAATCAGTTCGCCAGCGTAGACGGCGCCAGCACGGCCATCGACACGGCTCTCAGCAAGCTCACACTCCTCACCGACGAGGTCGGCTGCGCGGCCCGCCGGTCTATCGCTACAGCAGGCCAGTTTGTCTATTTCCTCAGTGACTCCGGCGTCTACCGTCTCGACAGCCGCCTCGACCTTAAATTGCGCGGCGACACCAAGCCTCTCAGCGATCCCATCGCCAACCAGCTCGACGACCTCAACGCCACCCTGCTCAAGAACTCGGTCGGGCTTTGGTATTCCAACCGCTACTATCTGGCGGTCCCGCTCGCCGGTGCCGACAACAACAACGGCGTCTTCCTCTACAATGCGCTGAATGACCAGTGGGAAACCCGCGACATCTACGGCTTCGGCGTGGATGACTTCGTTGTCGCCACCCGCGCCAACGAGCGCCGCCTCTTTGTCAGTAACAAGGCCGGTCGCCTCATGCTCCTTGATGAAATCGAAGAAGGCGACCAGTCGCCCGACGTGCAGGCCGATGTCATCACGCCGGTCCCCGGCCGCATCGTCACCCGCCGCTACGGCATGGGCAGCATGTCAACGAAACGCTTCGTCCGCTCGCTCGCCGATGTTGTCTTACCGAACACCGGATCGGTCACGGTCAAGGCGATCACGATTAACCCTGACGCCACGATCACGCTGGTGCCGGGACAGACCAACACGTCCGGCCTCGCCGAAGACTACACGCTCAAACAGCCGATCCGGCAGAAAGCGCATTACTGCGAACTGGAATTTCTAACCACGGCCAACCGGCCGGAGATCCGCAACGTCAGCATCGAGGCGGCAGGACCGAGCAACCCGCCGACTGAGACAAGGAACGCAGCTTAACAACTAAGGAACAAAATCATGGCAACACTCACGATCACCCCCATCAAAACCTTCGTTTCCGGCGAGACCGTTACGCCGACTAAACTCAACGAACTCAGCCAGAGCACCGTGGCGTTGACTGCTGGGACCATTGTGGACGCCGATGTGTCGGCGAGCGCGGCGATTGCGCTGTCTAAGTTGGCGACTGGGGCCTTGCCCACGGCGATTACGGTGGCTTCGGCCAACATGGTGACGGCGACAGCGCAAGCATTGCTGCCCGCTGGAGCCGTGATGCCCTTCGCCATGAATAGCGCCCCCGCTGGCTGGTTGGCAGCAGACGGCGCCGCAGTAAGCCGCAGCACCTACGCCGCGCTCTTCAGCGCCATAGGCACGACCTACGGCGCGGGCGATGGCAGCACGACCTTCGCCTTGCCCGACCTGCGCGGCTACTTCGTGCGCGGCAGTGGAACCAACAGCGACGGCACGGCGGCAGGGACGTTTGGGGCGAAGCAGGCGGATGAATTAAAAGCACACACGCACACACTGCTCGGTGCAAACAATACGGGTGGCGCGGGCGGACAAATAACACGCATGGCAGACAATATGTCCAATTTTCAAAGCGGTTCGTTTGGCGGCACCGAAACCCGTCCAGCGAACATCGCGCTGCTTTATTGCATCAAGTTCTAAGCATGACCCCATGGCAACGCGCAAAAGAATGGTGGGACAACCACAGCACGCAAGATTTCTGGGATCTTGTCGGCGAGCATTTGTCGGCGGGCTTAGTCTATGCCACACCGGAAGTGTTCTTGCTGGCCCGCGAGTTGCGGTGGAACGCGGAGGAGAAGTGCTTTGAAAGCGGCGAGCCTAACACTTGGTTCGTCACTCTGGCTGCTGCTGTTGGCCGCGCAAACCCTGTGCGGGAGTTTATGCGTGTGGCGACACGCCCGCAGCAATACGCGGCATGGTGCCGCAGGGGGAGCTTTGAGCCGCGAGTCTACGATTGGAACAAACTAATTAAGAAAACAGGAGGACAATAATATGGGAGGAAAAGGACCAAGCGCACCCGCGCCGCAACCAGTGCCAGCGGCGCCCGCGCCAATCGATTACGACAAAATGGCCGCCGCGTCGATCCGCGTGGCCAATGCACAAATTGCCGCAGAAGAGGAGTCGATTAAGCGGCTTTATCCGCAATACATCAACATGCAGTTTGGGACCGCCGACCAGCTCGCCGGTCGCCTCAACAACGAATACCTCCAGCGCACACGCGGCGTCATCGGCGAGGAGCTGCAAGCGGCGTCCGCGCCTAATGCCATTGAGGCGCAGCTTCAGCGGGATGCGGAGTCTGAGCTGGCCCTTGGCCGCTCGCTCTCACCGGAGCAGCAGCGCGAAGCCTCGCAGTCGGCACGCGCGGCCTTTGCTGCTCGCGGGCTTGGCACCTCGATGGGTAGCAGCGCGGCAGAAATCCTCAATCGTGATGCCTATGGGCAACAGCGTTTGGATGCGCGGCGTGGGTTTGCTGCCAACGTCAACCAGATGGATCTGGCGCGCAGGCAGCGGCGGGTTGGACTAGCTGGTGCTTATACTGAGCTTGATCCGTTTCGTCAGTCGATTGGCCCGGCGTTTCAGTTGGGAACCAACACCCTGTCGAACACCACCGGACAGGTCGGCAGCATCTTTGGCAACTCGCTGACGCAAAGCGGCAACGTGGCCAGCTTCAACACGAATATGGGCATGAGCCTGAGAAATTCTGCGCTTAACAATAATGCCGCCATGCAGGCCGCAGCAATGCAAGCCGGTGCCCAGCAGAACGCGGGCATGATGGGGATGCTTGGCGGGATCGGCGGCGGTGTGGCCTCCGGCCTCGGATCGGTCGGCATGGGCATGGCCCTCGGCGGCGTTTCTTTCTAATGACCTACGAAGACAAAGTCTCCTACGCTCACCGGCTCATCGAGCAGTCGCTCGCGGAGTTTGGCCAGCCGTGCATCGCTTGCTCTTTCGGCAAGGACAGCATGGTGGTGCTGGACTTGGTGCGGCGGCACCGGGATGACCTGCCGGTTGTCTTCCACCGCGAGCCTTGGCAGCCGCACAAGTATCGGTTCGCCGATGCGGTGATCCAGCACTACGGACTGCGGGTCTACGATTTCCCGCCCTCGGCCACGATGGTGCAGGACGGCGGCGGCGAGGTGGAGATTGCCGGATACTACCAGATCGGCGCCCGCTACAATATGCTGCCGACCGGCATCCGCGCTCCGAAGGACGGCGAGGACTTTGTCTGCGGACTCAATGACATCTACCAGCGGCCGACCGGCACGTTCAACTGGCCGTGGGATGCGATGTTCCATGGCCACAAGGCGAGCGATACGGATGCGGTCTACGGCGACATCACGATCCGCACCGACGTGGCGCGCAATCTGGACAGCGCCAGCCTCGTCTTCCCGATCCGCCTCTTCACCGATGAGGACGTGTGGC